ATGAGTATTAAACTATTTTCGAAAAATAATTGTATGCAATGTAAAATGGCAAAACGCTTTTTAACACAAAATCAAATCAGCTTTGAAGAAATCAATATTGACATTCAACCAGAAGCAATTGATTGGCTAAAAGAAAATGGATTTCAAACCGTTCCTGTGGTGACTTCTGACGTAGCTACAATTGTCGGTTTCCGTCCAGATCAATTGAAGTTATTAGCCTAGACAAAATGATTAAAATCATTTATATTCATATGTATAATTGAATGATTTGTATGTTACTAAATAACTACAAATCTTTTTTATGTTTCATTAAAAAAACAAAAAGGTTGTGAGCGGATGAGTTTAAAAGCACTGAAAGATGTCAGTTACTTTAAATTAAATAATGAAATTAATCGACCAGTGAATGGCCAAATTCTTCTTCAAAAAGATCAAGAAGCACTGCAGGCATTTTTTGAAGAGAATGTAAAACCAAATACGATGACTTTTTCTACTATTAAAGAAAAGTTGGATTATTTAACTACACATGATTACCTTGAAACCGAATTTTTAGCAAAATATAATTTAGCATTTATTGAGAAACTATATACTTATTTATTTGAACAAAATTTCCGTTTCAAATCATTTATGGCAGCTTATAAGTTTTATTCTCAGTACGCCCTTAAAACCAATGATGGGACCACTTATCTAGAAACTTATGAAGATCGCGTCGCCTTTAATGCCCTTTATTTTGCAGATGGTAATGAAGAATTAGCCTTAGCTTTAGCCGATGAAATGATTCATCAACGTTATCAACCAGCAACACCTTCCTTTTTAAATGCCGGTCGTAAACGTCGTGGCGAATTAGTGAGTTGCTTTTTAATCCAAATTACCGATGATATGAACTCTATTGGACGTGGGATTAACTCTGCCTTGCAATTATCACGTATCGGTGGTGGTGTCGGAATTACACTGTCAAACCTACGTGAAGCCGGTGCCCCAATTAAGGGTTATGAAAATGCAGCTAGCGGTGTGATGCCAGTAATGAAATTATTTGAAGATAGTTTTAGTTACTCCAACCAGCTTGGTCAACGTCAAGGCGCTGGGGTGGTTTATCTGAATGTCTTTCATCCAGACATTATCCAATTTTTATCTGCTAAAAAAGAAAATGCTGATGAAAAAATTCGCGTAAAGACCCTTTCACTAGGTGTATTAGTACCTGATAAATTCTATGAGCTTACACGCAAAAATGAAGATATGTATCTATTTAGTCCGTATAGCATCGAACGAGAATACGGCGTCCCATTCTCTTATATCGATATTACAAAAGAATATGATAATCTAGTGGCTAATCCAAATATTCGTAAAACTAAGATTAAAGCCCGTGATTTAGAAAATGAAATCTCTAAATTACAGCAAGAATCAGGTTATCCTTATGTTGTAAACTTAGATACAGCCAATCGTGCCAATCCAATTGACGGAAAAATTATCATGAGCAATCTATGTTCAGAAATTTTACAAGTCCAACATCCTTCTATTTTAAATGGTAAACAAGAATTTGAAGTTTTAGGTACAGATATTAGCTGTAACTTAGGCTCAACCAATATCGTCAATTTAATGGAAAGTCCTGACTTTGGTAAATCTGTTCGTGTGATGACGCGTGCCTTAACCTATGTCACAGATGCTTCAGATATCGATGTAGTTCCTTCTATTCAAAATGGGAATGCTTTAAGTCATACAATCGGTTTAGGTGCCATGGGCTTACACACCTATTTTGCGAAACATCACATGGCATATGGTTCAAAAGAGTCCATTGAATTTACCGATATTTACTTTATGCTTTTAAATTACTGGACCATTTATGAAAGTATGCAAATTGCCAAAGAACGCAAACAAACTTTCCATAACTTTGAAAAATCAAAATATGCCGATGGTAGCTATTTTGAAAAATATGTAACCGGCCAATTCCAACCAAAATCTGAAAAAGTAAAAGCCTTATTTGAAGGGATTTTTATTCCTGATGGACAAGCCTGGACTGAATTAGCACAACTCGTACAAAAATATGGAATGTATCATCAAAATCGCCTAGCAGTTGCGCCAAATGGTTCAATTTCTTATATTAACGATACCAGTGCCAGCTTACATCCAATCACCCGTTTAATTGAAGAACGTCAAGAAAAGAAAATTGGAAAGATTTATTATCCTGCCCCATTACTTTCTAATGATACAATTAAATATTACACTTCTGCTTATGATATGGATATGCGTAAAGTAATTGATGTGTATGCCACTGCGCAACAACATATCGACCAAGGCATGAGTTTAACACTATTTATGCGCTCAGAAATCCCAGCGGGTCTATATGAATGGAAAACAACAACCAAACAAACCACGCGCGATTTAAACATTTTACGTCACTACGCTTTCCACAAAGGAATTAAATCGATTTATTATATTCGTACTTTCACAGATGACGCAGAAGAAATCGGTAGCAACCAATGTGAAAGTTGTGTCATCTAAAAAGGAGTGAAGAAAATGGCAGAAACTTATTATGCAGCGATTAACTGGAATGAAATTGAAGATATTATCGATAAATCTACTTGGGAAAAATTAACAGAACAATTTTGGTTGGATACACGTATTCCCTTATCCAATGACTTAGATGACTGGCGTGGACTTTCTGAATTAGAAAAGACCACAGTGGGACATGTATTTGGTGGCCTAACCCTTTTAGATACAGTCCAATCAGAAAGTGGGATGGAGCATTTACGCAAAGATGCCCGCACGCCACATGAAGAAGCCGTGTTGAACAATATTCAGTTTATGGAATCTGTGCACGCAAAAAGTTACTCTTCTATTTTCAGTACTTTGAATACCAAGTCTGAAATTGAAGAAATATTCGAATGGACGAATACGAATCCCTATTTACAGAAAAAAGCCGAACGAATTAATGAAATCTATAAAAACGGCACGGCGCTAGAAAAGAAAGTAGCCAGCGTCTTTTTGGAAACTTTCCTTTTCTATTCAGGTTTTTATACGCCACTTTACTACTTAGGAAACAATAAATTAGCAAACGTAGCGGAAATTATTAAATTAATTATCCGTGATGAGTCCGTACATGGCACTTATATCGGCTATAAATTCCAATTAGGTTTTAATGAATTATCTGCTGAAGAGCAAGAAAACCTACGTGATTGGATGTATGATTTACTTTATGAATTATACGAAAACGAAGAACGCTACACGGAAGAACTTTATGATGAATTAGGCTGGACAGATGAGGTCAAAACTTTCCTACGTTATAACGCCAATAAAGCATTGATGAACTTAGGACAAGATCCACTCTTCCCAGATACTGCTAATGATGTCAATCCAATCGTAATGAATGGGATTTCAACAGGTACAAGTAATCATGATTTCTTCTCTCAAGTCGGCAATGGTTATCTTTTAGGTACCGTCGAAGCAATGAAAGACGAAGATTATCTCATCGGTATGTAAAAAATAGACAGCTTGAAGGAATACTTCTGGCTGTCTATTTTTTCATCTAAAATCAGTCTTTTGTACAATTGTCTAAGAAACTAATTCTTGATATAATCGAATTAAGAAAATTATTACGAGGTGATGATATGGGATTATTTAACGGTTTATTAGGGAATGCAAGTAAAATGAATATCGATGTAGCTCAAAAGGAGTTACAAGATGTCTTAATGCCTGAGGAAAAAGTTGATTTAGCCTTTAAACTTGTCCGCGATTTATTGGTTTTTACTGAAAAAAGACTAATTATTGTCGACAAACAAGGCATGACTGGCAAAAAAGCAGAATATAAATCCATTCCTTATCGCTCTATTTCACGCTTTTCAGTGGAAACAAGTGGTCATTTTGACTTAGATGCTGAGTTAAAAATTTGGATTTCTAGTGCCGAACTACCTGCTGAAAGCTTACAATTCAGAAGTGATGATAGCATTGTGGCCATTCAAAAAGCATTGGCCCAAGCAGTCTTAAACTAAACCTAAAAGAGAACTAGTCCTTTAATTGTTGCGACTAGTTCTCTTTTCTTCTTGCTAAAAAATGATTTGATTCCACAGTTCAATTGGAATGCTTTCAATCTCAGTATTCGTCTCAATAGTCGCGTACACATCACGCTTCATCGCCTCATATCCCTCATTAGCCTCTTCAAGCGTCAAATTTAACGGATCCCACCAACCAATGATCCGCTCTGGAAATTTTGTATCGAAGTGTTTTTCATACTCTAATTCTAAATCTCTAACTGCTTGGCAAAATTCATCAAAGTTTTTAAATCGCATTTCTACCACCCTTACCTTCTACTTAGATATATTTAGTAAATGGTTTTTACCTTTTTCTATAGTTACGACTTTTTTAATTTTCAAATCTATTTTGAAAAAATTCACTCCAGAACGGATTCTCACGATTGAAAACTGCTATTTCTTCTTCAGTCATAGCATATGGATAGTCGGTAAACAAGTTGTAAATTTTCTTTTTATCAAATGAGAAAAGATGCAGTCCGACTCTGTCCATATTGTCCACCCACCAAATTTGGTCGGCATCATTTTCTTTATAAAAATAAATCTCATTCGACATATCCTATACTTCCTTTCAAAAATATCAGTGGATTTTGGAAACTGTTCATTATTCTTTACTCTTCGCTTAAAAATGCAATGGCTTGTCGATATTTTTCTGCTCTTTTGCGATCGATTTCTGTAACAGTAGTTAATCTTGAAAGATCAGAATTATGTTGCAAATCGGCCAACTTTACTTGTCTGGCTAAAGGATTTTGCTTTACATGCATTAAGTATTCTTCATAGGATTCATCACGATTTTTAGTTAGGATTCCAACGGCTTGAACAACCTTTTCAGGTAAGCCCTCCATGCGTAAATCCTCTAGTGTCCAGGCAGAATCTTCTACTACATCATGCAACAATGCTATCGTTTCAGCTAACTCCCCTTCGACCAAACTTGCAACATAAAGCGGATGCTGGATATACGCTACCCCTGCTTTATCAACTTGACCTTTATGCGCATCCTCTGCTATTGCTAAAGCTTGCTGATATAACAACATTTGACACCTCCCATTCTCTATTTCATATTACAATTCTCATTCTAAATCCATTTTTTTAAAATTCCAATTGCTTTTTTCTAGAAAATAATATAAGATACATTTGTTATAAAAAGGAGGCAGCATTATTATGAATGAATCTTATTTTGATGGTGGTTTAGCTACCTATATCGGCACTTATCTACTGGCGGCAATAATTACAATTTGTACACTTGGCATCTGCACACCGTGGGGAATTTGCCTGCTGTATAATTGGAAAATCAAGCATACTGTCATTAATGGACGCAGACTTTATTTCGATGGAACCGCTATGCAATTATTTGGTAGCTGGATCAAATGGTTTCTACTCACCATTATTACTTTAGGTATCTATAGTTTTTGGCTCAATATCAAGCTAGAACAATGGAAAGTCAAACATACACACTTTATCTAATACGTTTACGGAGGACTTATGAGGATGAAATACTTCTATATCATGATGCTCCTCTTTAGTTTAATTTGCTTGTTTTTAATTCACTTCCTTCATGGCTTGCTGCAATATATGCCATTTGCTTTGTGGGAATGATTATCAAGAGAATGAAAAAATTAGTATCCTTATCCAAACATACCGGATTAAAAAAATGAAACACAACGGATGTGAATAGTTAATGCTTAAGTTAATTATTGTAAGTTTTATTGCTATAATCGTTGTTCTTTTTGTCAGATTGTCATATTTAAAATATATCAAGCAAGATTTAGTGCAAGAATTAGATGAACTTGAACACAAAAAGAAAATGAAAAAAGGTGAAACTAAAATCTGAAAAAAAGGCCATACCATATTTAAATTAGAACGAATCCCTTTTGACTGGCAAGCACTTATTGTGTATATTTTACTTATTTTCATAATTATTTGGCTTATCATAAAATAAATAAACCAACGAGACTGCTAATATGTTCGTAAAATACCTTCAAATTAATTAAAATTTCAAATGGCATTCAAACGCAAAAATCGACACTCCAGAGAAAAGCTAGAGTGCCGATAAACGTTGCTATAACAATGTTTTGAATGAAATTCTCGTGCAAGGACGAAATTAATTTGTGAAACCGTACTTTTTGTATCTTTATTTTTTTGTTATCTCTAAACACTTCTAAGTATTAATTTAAAGCCTTTTTGCAACTTATTCTAACTCTATCTAATTCTACTTATTTCCGCAAATGGTAGTCAGTATGGAGTCAAAAACATTTTATCTGTTCACTGCTTAAATAATAATTATTAAATCATCCAATATTTATAAAATAATATTGGATGGTTCTTTTTTTCTAGAAACTATTTATACATTTTCGCAAATATATATTGACGTAAATATGAATTTACGGTATAATAATAAATGTAAGGGAGGTGATAACAAACAAGAATCAAGAAAGGAGGGCTGAGATGAAGCTAAGGCAAAAGCTTAAACTCTCTGAAAAAGAAAATCGAGAGTTAAAGAAAAAGCTCGCTGACCGAGACCAAACGACAAGCGAGCGAAAGATATTAGTAGTACTGGCAATACTACAAATAATATCAACTATCCTTGAGATAATTGAAAAAATTCTCAACTATCTCAAATAAGGGTCGAGGGATATCTTCCCTCCCCTTTATTATAAAATTAATTTAAAGGGGTTGTCAAATATGAAAAGAAAACTTTCTCTTTTAGAAAAACTAATGATTATCTTAATTGTACTAACTATAGTAAAAATATTTTTAAGTATATGGAGGATTTTATCATGATTATTGATGTAGAAAAAATTAAAGACCTATTGTCAGATGAAACGGTTAGCGCATATGAAATTGAAAAATACAGTGGTCTAAACAGAATGACCATCACTAACCTAAGAAATGGTGATGCAGATCTAATGAGATTAGGTCTAGGAAGTGCATTGAAATTGATGAAATATATCGAATTGAAGAACTACTCAAAAAAGCCCTAGCGAAAAACTAGGGCTTAAATTTTTTAATCGAAGCTACCCCAATAGCTCGTGCGCTTATTCCCAACACACTCTCCGCTTGCAAGATAGCCATAAGTACCATCCGCCCGTGGTTGGCGCAACCACACATAGCCATCTTTGTAGCAGTAAGCATCATACTTAATATATGAGCCACTACCTAGCAAGACGATACTTGGAGCATTGATACTTGGCGCGGTACGTAGATAGATAGGCGTATTCGTTACAAAGTGCCATTTTTCCGAAATCCACTGAACGCCTGTTTGAGTAGTTGGTTTTGATTGCTGTTGATTATTTGGTTTAGGCTGAGAAGTTGACGCTTGCTGATCTAAACGGTAAACATACCAACCCATGCTATAAGGACAGGCAGTCTCTTCATTTTCGACAAACACACCATTTACTGCATCACTTTTCCACGTGCAGTGAATAATTTGTGTGTTGCTGATAAAAATCACTACATGTCCAGCGGCTCCACCTGACTTGCCTTTTTCTCCAAAAATAGCAATATCTCCACGTTTAGCGTTCCATTCTTTATTGTGTGCAATTAATCTAAAGCCATTTTTTAACAGCCAATCATGCATGCTATCCGTATTTAGTACCCATCCAGCATTAGTGGCACCTGCTTTTCTCAATGCAGCATAAAGCGTCCCACTACAATCTCCAGTACCATCTGCTCCTGTCCGCGAATAATCCATGCTATAACGGATATTTCTTGCTCTCAAACCATACATATAATCAATAGCTACATCAATGTTAATCATTTTGGTCATCTCCTTTGCTATCATTATTTAGTCGTTTGGTAATTGGTTTTAAAATTTTAATATCCACGCCCATTTTGTCGAGATTTTCAGAAATTGAAATCAACTCGTTACCTGTTTCCCACGCGTAAACCGCCACAATTACCGAAGTACTGATTACGTTTGGTAAAACAAAAGTAAATGGTACAATCACGACCAAAACGGCAAAAACACCGGCTTTTTTCAAAATACCATCCGACATCTTTTGACTTTTTAACTTATGATTGACACACGCTTGAATAAATCCTGTTAGAATATCTACTGCCATCATCATCAAAATAAAAATCAACCAAATTAAAATCTGTCCATATTCGTCTGCCATCATTTCTCTAATCCATAAAATCATTGTCATTTTTACCACCTTTTTCTTTTTTTTAAACAAAAGTGCAGCCGCTGCCTTTTGCTGCACACGCACTGCACTCTACTGCACATAGCTATTTAATCAATTTCACTAAATCATTTACGACCAGTGCTAAATCTAACACTGCCTGTTTGACGAAAGCTAACTCAATATCTACATCATTCTCGCCAATGTCATATTGCACAAGACCTTTTAGCGTGTCTGGACGCTTCATATCATCTCCGATTAACTCGTTTAACTTGGCTAATGTTTGGTCTTTGCCAATAATAATAGCCTGAATTTCGTTTTCTTTTTCCGCTTTGATTTGGCTAATTTGAGCAGTTAACTCATTAATTTTTGTTTGATATTCTTGTAATTGTTGTTCTAATTCTTGTAGTTTGTCCATATTGTTTGCTCCTTTAACTTAAAATTATGCTGTTCTTCGCCACATATACACTGTGATATATGGTTGAAGGTTGCTAATGGCTCTACCATAAGGCTCGCCCATATCGTAAGGTGTAGACACAATCCACTTTCCAGCACTAACACTACCGCCCTGCCACGGTGCATACGATACTGTACCACCTTTCCAACTCTTTTGAATGGTTGCCCTTGCTGGAAAATTTGAGTAATCAATCGTATGTGACTTACTACCGCCTGACTTTTGAGCGCTATTAAAATCTCCATCACTTTCGTTTACGCCGACTAAAGTCTGACCATTACCAAATCTTACCCAACTACCGCCCATGTATGATGAAGGATTGGTGTTTACAGTCGTGATAAAAATTGAACCGACCGGATAAAACATATCTAGTAAAGTACGTCCGTTTTGCTTAATAGCCCTGCCGTTTATAGTCGTACTATCCAAAGTACCACTAACATACATATCTCCACCGACATCCAACGCTCCACGCTCGTGCATTTTACCAATGCCTACACCAACGTCTTTATGGTAACTTATTAACGTCTTAGCAGTGGAAATACTGGCGGTAACCACCATCTGATTAAGTTTGTCAGACAGAGTCACACGAATATCATAGCTTTTCGTGACATCCCAACCGCCCGAATTAATGACTGCACTGGTATTTGTCTCATTTCGCCAATTCGTCCAACTTGTGGCTGATGATAGCTTATACTCAGTCTTAACTGTGTAGCTATTGATGTTAGTACTACCGTTTAAAATACTAGATACACTCACCGGCTTAGTAATAATGACATTGGCACTATTATTTTGACGGACCGCGCTAAAGTTATTAATCTTAGGCGCAGAGTAAGTTTGAATATTAATGCCAACCGTCCGACTATTTGTCCGTCCACGACTGTCCGTTACGGTTATAACAGCGTTAAGGCTACCAATACCTACATCAAATTTAGATAAGTCGATATCAATCGTACCGCCACTAAATCCAAAGGACTGATTTCCGATTTGTACCTTGTAATTACTGATTGACGAGCCGACTGTGCCGTTTGACGAACAACTAAACCTAAGTAACGACATCCCTTTAACATAGATACCTGCTGTCTTAGATACGCCTAATTTAGCTGGTACACTCGACTCATCCGAAACAGTAACACTCGGCTGACTAGGAATGTAGTTAGATGGCAGATTTAAATACGTCTGCCTTGAGCTACTGCCGACCAAACTACCGCCGTTGTATGTTTCAAGAGTCAACGTCCCAACGCCGCTCGTAGCATTCGGAATTTGACTAGCAAAATCACTGGCACTAAATCGCACAGTGAAATTCTGCCTGGTAGGTGGGTTATCCTTTAACAACACTCGCCTATTCCCGAAATGCATATATAGCTTATGCGTGAACGAAGAGCTAGCTGGATTAATATAAATTGTGCCTTCTCCGTCCATGTTAAAGGTTGTAGCTGATTGGTTAAACGTACTCGCGCGTGGAATAGCGTTCAGACTCCAGTCTTGCCTTGTCCACTCTTCGCTACCATAATACGTTCCTGACCAAGTAATCTGTGGTTTCCACATACCCTCAATTCGAAATGACTTAGATCCGTCTGCGTTGTGTGGTACATTGACTGTATGACTTAGCAATAATCGCTTTTCAGTCCCGTTAATATCAATCCTAGCTGTTCCGTTCTTACGATTGCCATTAATGACTAACGATACTGATTTGACCACACTTCCCGAGTAAATCGTAGACCACCCTTGCGTACCTTGTACGTATAGATTGGCGGTCACTGTTGAGTAGTTACCACCGACATTTTGACTCGCAGACCACTCAACGATTAACTTATGGCAACTATTATGAAATAATTCGTATTGACTACCTGATAAAGCCAATGAAACCACCTCCTAATTAATTTGGTACGTATTGGATAACTGTAAACTCATTATTAATGCGTGTCATTTTGTGTACGCCAACTTGTAGCGAGTCAACGACCGCCCCACGATTAATGTAGAACGATTGATTACTAAAATAAGCAACGACCTGTCCACCGTCCATAAACGACAGACTGTCCTTGCTTAGTAACATTTGCATTGGATTTCCCTTAGCCCCAATCACAATCCCTTCTTCGCTCTCACGAATATAAGTATTAATAAAATTGAGTTGCTGGACTTTTGCACCTAAATTTTGAACAATCTCTTGTTCTCTAGCTGTGGCATTTTGCAATTCTTTTTCAAATCGTCCACCTTCGCCTACAAATCCTTCATAACTTGATTTAAGAGCGTTCATTGCACTTTGAAACGCTCTAAATTCTGCGTCATCCATTTTACTATTGATGGAGTCCCATATTGTTATTTGGTCTGTGTTATAAGCGTTTTGGTCAACCTTATTACTGATGTTGATGTTTGCCTGGTCGATTTGGTCTTGAGTATCTTCGGGGGCTGGACTCCATGGCGTTGGGGCGTTACCTTCTTCAAGCATTAAATCTGTAAAATATAAATCAAATTCTGTATTACTATAAAAAACAAATTGGAAATATTGATTGCTATTCGCTGTGAACGTATGACTTACTTTAGTCCAAGTGTCCGTTAATTTTACAGATTTATGTCCACCTTGTTCTGGTCCAAACGCATCTACAGTTCCCACACCACGTACGTATACTGACCAGGTATATTTCTTGCCTGCGACAAGTTTCTTAGGCATACTCCAATAACAACCGCCATATACATTCTCAGTGCCTTTTTTGTACTTATTTATTCGATACGCTTTACCACTAGGCGAATTTGCGTCAGTAATTATAGTCTTTGATAAATTTATTTTATTTCCGCCGCCAACGACCCCAGATAATTGGTCTCCGTCAAAAAAGCCGGTCTTGAATAGTAAATTCCTTCCCCCGATCTGTATCTCATTAACCGCCTCCCACTCACTACTACAATTCGGTGTAGTGTAAGCAGTCGAGCCATTCGTATAGCCGATTTTATATCTCGTCCACAAGTATTTACCATTTTCCCACGTAGGCGGCGTGGTAGTCCAACTCCCACCTGATTGAGATGTTTTACTAGTAGACAAATAAAACTCGGCCGTGTAGCTACTAATGCCATTCCCAGTAGCTCCTGTCGCACCATTAACTGGGAAATAAGCGACTGAATACGTATCGGATGTCGTATTATCTGTATAGGTTAGCGTGGTCTTACTCCACAAATACTGACCATTTGGCACGTTCGGAATTGTACTCGACCAACTGCCTGTTGGATAACTTACGCCGCTCGTTCCTGCTTGATAAGTGATTGCATAAGACTTAACGCCTTTTCCGTCTCGACCAGCAGGGCCAGTGTCGCCTGTCTCACCTTTGATTTTAACCCAGGTATAAGCCCGGTAATCTGTTGGATCAGTTTGAATGTAATCGGTGCAAGTACCTAGATACAGCTTGCCACTAGCATTTGTCGTACTAAATCCTAGTTGTCCATCAGCAGAGTCTGCATAAGCCGTGTGGAAATACGGTGTCCGTCCATCCGCTCCTGGTTTTCCTGGTAATCCATCAGCACCATCTTGACCGTCAGCGCCTTTAATCAAACTCCATTGATAGCTACTTGGATTCGTGCTGTCTATTTGATTAAAATCGACGTACACACCGATATACTTACGATTGCTGTCGGATACACTAAAATTAACACTACCATCTGCACTATCTGCATAAGCAATATGCGTGTAGGAAGTACGACCGTCTATACCGTTAGTACCAGCAATACCTTGGTCGCCTTTTGGTCCTTGGATACCTTGTAGTCCTTGTGGTCCACGTTCGCCCATCTTAGCTACCGAATAGCCAGTTTCTGACGTGTTGTCTGTATAAGTCCAAACAATTTTCGTCCATAAGTATTGGCCGCTTGGTACGCTTGGAACTTGACTACTCCATCCGCTAGTAGGCTGTACAGTCCCGGATATTGATGTAGCATAAGTAATTGTAGTCGAGCTAATTCCGACACCGTCTTTTCCTGGTAAGCCATCTGTACCATTATTTCCATCTCTAGCAATATAGGTCTTTTGATAGCCAATTTCAGCCGTATTGTCAGTATATGTCCATGTCGTGCGCGTCCATAGATAACTACCTTTAGTCAACGTTGGAACTTGTGTACTCCAAGATGTCGGCTGTATTGATTCAGAGTTACTCAATCCATAGACTACAGCTGTTGTTTTCAATCCAACACCATCTTTACCAGGTATCCCATCCTGACCGGCTGGACCTTGTTCGCCTTGCTCTCCCTTAGGACCTTGAGGACCTTGCAAACCATCATTGACATTAATCAGAGTCAACTCACTTCTACCGCGTTCGATTCCATCCTTATAAGCGATTATCCGATATACGACCTTTTCGTTAATGCTACTTGCTTGCACGGTAATTGATGCATCCGGTCCAATTAAATCATCCTCACGATACCAATTAACGGAAAATTCGTTAGTAACATCTCTTGGCCCATCCATGACGCGTGCAGTTAAAGTCGTCTCGCCTTTGCCGTTTTTAAAAGTAAGGCCGTTGGATGTCAGGATTTGGACATCATAGACCTTGTTTTCTTCGATTAATTCCCTGACTCTATTAAGCAAAGATTCATCTACTTCTGATTTCAATATCTCCACATTAGTAAATGTACTAGTATTGTTTTCTGGATTATCAAAATAAATGTCCTGTTCGCTAATCCTAGCTTCTAAATTCAATACCGGATTATAACCAGTATCTTGTGCAAGTATTGTGTCCCCAATACCAAGATACTCATATCCTTTAATTTTGACCGTAACTTCAACTTTGGATATCTTCTTTAGTTCTGCCAATGCTTGAGCAGCTAAAACATTAGGGTTATCTGTTTCATAAGTCCAGTTTTTAGCAATATACCCTTCGCCATTGACCTTAGACATAAATTGATTCCTAGCTTGTACCGCTCGAATGGATCCATCACCAATCGGACTGTAATAGAGTTGATTACCATCCGCATCTTTTTCATCAATTAATACACTAGCTACTGTTAATCCATCTTTGCCAGTCGGATGTATCGCTGTTTTAAGATTATTGATGTTTTCTTCAATCTCAATTGTCTCGATATTGTGGCCATACTCAAGCAAGATATCTGTTCGGTGCTTGCCAATTCCTTGATGCTTATCGTCATGTTCACGATAGACATTTAATTTGATTTTATCTAATCCCCAATGCTTGTTTAAGACTGTTTCAAACTCAATTTCAGCACCAAATTTATTAGCTAGACTAAACAGCCTAGCTAACACACTATCTTCGCTACCTTCCCATTCTAATTGCAGTTTTTTATCAGCTACTTCGTTGATTCCCAGGACAATCGGATTATCACCAGCAAATAAAAAGACATCTAAGTATTCCTTAAATGTCATCGCTCTATTCGCTTTGTAAGCACTACTATCTTCATTTCTTAATTCTAAAGTCAAACTGTCAGCCTGGATAGTAATCAACTGTTCGTTTGATGTAGATAATGTAATATCAAAGTGATAACTAACATCATTCCATACAAACGATACCTTATTCCCAACCTTAAAATATTGAGCGTACTCACTATTTTGTATGACTGAGCACTTAAAGAAAGCGGCGGTACCTTGTAAAAATGTATGCAGGTTACTTTCTGTGTAATCATCCAATAAACAAAGCAAATGGTCTTGATTGTCTAAAATCGCAATCATTGGTTTATCTACTTTTACTTTTTTTCTTCAATTAGTACCACCTCTTTCTATATGTTCCAGTAATCGTTGGCGGAGAAGTCGTGAAGCTACTATAACCAAATTCAATTTGATTTTTACCAGGTTTTAAGACTGGAAAGGTACTTCCTGTAATCAAATCATCTAGTGTTTTAATACCGTCACGATAAACAATATTCGCGCCATCTTCTTTTCTGATATCAACTTTCGAACCTGCAATAAATCTGTTTGGTACATCCACCCAGTACTGCGATTTTAAATCAACAACCAAAATATCACGAATACCCATGCGAGTTACTAACTTAGATACTGGTTGACTTCCATATTGACCGACAAAGAATTGTAGCCTTTTTACACGTTTATTTTCCAAAGCTTTTACAGTATGCGTATAATATTTACCATCCCAAAAGTAGGTAATTTTAGCGCCTTCTTTTTTCAGGTCAAACATATTTCGATTGGTATCCCTACTTTGACTACCATAAGGGTTAGGTGGTATCCAGTAACTAGGCGTATATTGGATTGCTTTAAAAACTGTACTTCCACCATTACCATCACCAATTAAGAATCTGATATTGGCTGTATTACCTACTGCATCATCTTTTTCAATTGCCATACCAGCGATAAAGTGGTTATCTTCATCAACGTATGCTAAACACCACTCGCCACATTGTCCCATTCTTCCGGTTTCAAACCAAGCTCTAGCCCAGGTATAGCAATATTTCATTGGTGTATCAAAAACCAATTCCTTACACGCACCATAATAGCTGTACCCCGAGTTACCAAAGCTGCCTGGTAAAATACCTAACCATCCACCCCAATTTGATGTAGTCGTCATTGTAGTAACAATTTTTTTAGATTGATTTTCGTAAAATACAGATGCATCTTGCCAATCGCTAAAATCTTCTCCATTTTCTTTTGGCCTAATCGTCTGCATCTTGGTTCTTACTTCACCATCAGCTTCATCAACATAGCCTAGTTGAGTAATAAAGGTAGATTCTTCACCGTTGATACCAACTGCACTTAAATAACCAGTTTCATCAATGTTTTTGATATTAATCTCTAATGGTGTTTCGACTGTGCCATCATAATCAATATCCACTGATAAAATTCCCTGATCATTAACCGTAGCAGTGAAAGGTGTCAGGTCAACTGAGTGTGCTAGGCCATCAGGGATTAAAAATGTAAGTTTTCCTGTATTATCTAGTAAATATTCCCAATCAAAATCTAATGACTGTTCACCATCAAGATAAGCATTGTAGTATTGATTAGGCTTATCACTAAAAATTAATTTTCCACCATTATTTTGAACCAAAATATTAACAAGATTATTCCTAGCCTCATGTAGTTGAATTAGATTAAATTTCTTCACGTTAAATTCGATTACTACCTTACTACCTTGATGATGGCTATTTAAAATTTTTACACCATTTTTTCCAAAATTTTTGGTTTGATTAGTAACACTCGGCACTAATTCTCTATTTATTTTCGTAATCAAAATTGGCAGTGCCACTCCACCAAATGTAGCTGATATCATTATCTTAATCCACCTACTTTCTTTTTCATCAATTCAATTTGGTTAATATCCTTCATCATGAATGGTGCAGTAACTTTACTTACTTCTTTTCCTTCTAGCTTAACTGGAACTTCAACAGTATATTTCACATTCTCAGCTATTTCTTTTGCTGCAGCAAGCACACAATCTCTAAATTCTGTTAAATTCAATCTGTCAGCATAATATGAAAGTTTGTTTCCACCTATTTTTGCCACATCTTTAATTGAGTTATACGGATTATAGTCTGCTGGTACGACCATCTCGCCTTTATGTATCAAAGCGATTTGATCATCAGGTACCCAAGGTGTTCCTTGTGCATAGCCATGTCCATGACCAATGACTTGTAGCATACCTGTAGCACCGTAGCGATTTTTGGCATAATTGATAGCTGCTAAAGCATTGTCAAAACCATTGAAGATATTTCCATGTCCAGGGAATTTGTAGGCATTAAACGTGGCTGAAATAGTCTGAAGCAATCCTTTGGCTAAATCACCAGTTAGATTATTAATATCTCCAATATTTCCTTGCACAGCACGTTCATTGCCACCTGATTCCGTTTGAATTTGTCTCATCCAGGCATTAACGTAATTATCTGTAGTTGGTAATCCATTCATTGATAGCGCACGTTTAATAGTATTTCTCCATCGCTCCACTCCTGTTCCTGATGGTGCTGCAGTAAATTCATCCAAGATTTTCTTAATAAATCCAACTGCTCCAGTAGTTAAATATTTAACACTCCCTACTGCCATACTAAACCATGGCTCTAATCTAGATCCAATTGATACAAATTTATCAACTGCTAATTCTAACAATTTGCCTGGATTCGTTGCATAATCCCAAATTGTCTCACCAAGATTTTTAACTTTATCCCAAGCATTTCCAAAAAATTCACCAATTCCTCCAGCAAAATGTGGTAATGCCCCAATATCCATGAGCTCTTTTGTTTGATTAGCTGGCATAACTTTTGTACCTTTAGGCATAAAAATAGTTTGATTCTTGCCTTTAGGTATAAACGTATAACCATTTGGATATTGAACCAATTCACGATAAGTGTTGCCTGGTTGATCATTAACTACCCCAATCATGTCGTGTGGTACACCATCAGTACCTTTTGCAAATTTAACTTTATTCAATCTAGTATTTGAACCAACTGTTTTTAAAACCCAGTTAATTCCGGATATTACTCCATTAATTGCTCCACCAATAGTATCTTTAATCGTACTTGCAATAGATCCGACAATACTCACAATCGTATTCTTAAATGCTCTAAAACCAGAAGCTATAATTGTGAACATTCCAGAGAAAATATTCTTAACACCATCAACTGCTGTTTGAAAATCTCCAGTTAGCACTCCTGTAAAAATTTTAATTAATCCTTTCAAAATCTCAAATGAACCTGAAAAGATACCTTTTATTAAATCCCATGCAATTTTCACAATATTTACTATCAAATCAAAACCATTTTTAAACATTGCTTGCCATACATTTATAGCAGGTCCTAACAACGTCTTGATTAATCCAAAGAAATTTTGTAAAGCTTTTATGAATTGTTCCCCATATTGTTCCCAAAAAGATTTAATTGCATTCAGTCCATTAATAAAAGCATTTTTTACCTCTTCGATAGCTGGCCCAATATATTGGTTATAAATCTGAGTTGCAAATTTTATGACATCATCTAGTAAGCCATTGATAAAGTCTCTAAATGGCTGGATTTTCGTATAAGCTAACACAAATGCAGCTACTACAGCTCCTATTGCACCTACAATTAAAATTGTTGGGCCATTTAATGCCACAAAAGCTGCCTGTAGTCCACTAACTACTCCTCCAGCAGATTGAAAGGCTGTTATTGCTCCACCAATAGCCGAACTAAGCCCACTGAACATCGCGCCAAGTGGTCCGAAAAGTATTTTTAAACCGGCTATGATTGGTAGTAACATCGCAAAACTAGATATTAATCCTGCAACTACAATAATAATTTGTTTAGAACTATTAGATAAGTTACCAAACCAATCTGATAGTTCTTTAATCACTCCAACCATCTTATCTAAAATTGGCGCTAATGCCTCAGCAATTTCCCCTCCTAAATCAGACATTGCTAATTTCATATTATTCTGAGCAATAGTAAATTTATCTATAGGATCCTGAGTAGCTTCAAAGGTTCTCTGAACAGTTCCTGCAGAATTATCTGCAGCTTTAGCCATTTCATCAAAGTTAAATGCTCCTCTTTTTATTGCATCAACCATTCTTGGAGCTGCTTTGCTTCCAAATACTTCACTGGCTATCGAAAGTTGTTCAGTTTCATCTTTTGAGTTTCTTACTTTATTAATTGTTTCTTGTAACCCTTGATTCAAAGTTTTGCCATCTTTAGCGTAATTAACTGCAGCTTTGGACAAACTTGATAAAGCTGCAGAACTATCTACACCAGATTGTTCGAATTTCCCAATAAGAGTTGCCCCCTGTTCGAACGACAAACCCAATGCTTTCACTTGAGGAGCACCATCAACAACTTTATTTATTAAATCTTGAGTATTCTGACCAGTTGACTGTGCTACCGTAGTTACCGTATCTAGTACATTTCCAAATTTGCTATTTTCTAAACTATAAGCAGCTAGAGCCTGCTTAGCCCCTATTACACTACTTGTAATATCTTGTCCATTTATTTCACTGAACATTATTGCTTGTCTAGATGCTTCCTCTAATTCTTTTCCATGAAAACCTAGCTGAGTATTTACTTCACCAATAGCTTCTCCAACAGAAGGTAAATCTACAGCCATTTCACTACCTAATTTTCGATAACTTGATTCAAATTCTTCTGTAGCCTTTCCTGTAACACCTGTTTTAGTAACAATTGTGTCCATTCCTTCATCAACTACATTAAATGCTTCAAGAGCACTTCTACCCAATTCAATTAAATGATTGCCGAGTTCTGCTACTTTTTCTGAAGCTTCTAAAAACACCCCTGATTTTACATTTTCATTTAATTCTTGCATTCCATCACTAGCATTTTTAGATTCGTTTTTCAAATTACCTAACGAATCCTTAAATGTAACTAATTTAGTCTTCGTATCTGCTATACTTGCTTCTAGTTTTTTGACTTCTGCAGAATTTTCTCCATAGGCACTTTTTGCTTCTCTTAGTTGCGCTTCTAAATTAGCTACAATCCTTTCAGTCAATCGAACTTGTTCTCCGTATTGTCTTTGAGCAAGCTCTGCCTTTTGAGCTTCAGTAGCATTACTACCAAGTTCTGCACGTTGTAATTTAAATTGAGCAATCAGATTCTTTTGTTCAGCTCCCAAATCATTGGCTTCTTCTTGCAACGATTGAAGAGTATCTTTAGCACTACGACTAGCAACAGCTTGATCAGATAATTCTGCATTTACTCTAGCAAGAGACTGCTCTAATTTTGCTTCTGCAGTTTGACTAGCTAATACTTTTCCAGCCATTTTAGTTAATTCGTCAGTAGTAGCTGTTCCTGACTTTTTCATCTCTTCATATTCTTCGGTTAGAAGTTGAGTACGTTTTTTTGCCGCTTCCATTTGAGTCATTAACTTTTTCTTTTCAGCAGTCAATTTATCTGTGGCAGTTGCATTTTCTCCCATCGCTGCTACTTGAGCCTTGTACTCTTTTGAAGCAGTATTCATGATTGCATTTAATTGTTTGATTGTAGTAGCTTGTTCCACTAAACCATTCGTCTTAAACTCCAATACGTGTGTACTTACTTTCTCAGACATTCACTCACCTCCTAATTGAAAAATGGTAATTGTTCGATGGTATAGACTTCCTTTTCCTCAACTAATGCATCTGGATTATTAAATTTGCACCACAAAATATAAGATTTTAACAGCCCATTTGGTGTTACTCTCATAAAATATGCATAATCATAATTCAAAAGAGTAATACCAACATACAACCAAAAATCCCAGTCAAACTCTTCGTCTTCCTGGGATTCAACGTAGATATTTTTTATTTTTTTTTAGACTTAAATTTCTCTAAATCTTGGACCTGGAAATCTTTATTTTTGAACACTTTATAAGCAGCTCTAAAGACATTCGGTAAATCTTCTACCATTACAGCGCCTCTAACTTCCTGTGGTGTACATTCTGTTCCTCCAGTACGAATCATCGCATAAATGATTGCATACATTACCTTGATTTCTTTATTACCAAGTGTAAATTGACCTTTATTCAAGAGTTTTTCCATGTCTTTAACAAAATACTTGTAAGGTTTATTGTATGCTTCTTGAACATATTGAATAGATTCCATCGTAAAGGATACTGGAATGGTTTTACCTTGAATGTGAATCACATCTTCATTCGCTTTAACATTGACTAAATCACTCAATTTTGGCAACTAAATCACTCTCCTTCTTCAATTAAGCTGTCTTTAAAGCTGTAATCATTGCATCGCTAACAATAACTTTTTCCATGAATTTATCTACAGTTACCCCTGTAGCTTCTTCACGAGCAGAATCAAAATCAAAATATGTTCGATTATTAGTATTTAATGGATTGGCTGTGATTGTATAAGATACATCGTCCAACTTCATATCATCATTTGATGTTTGGTAAGTTTCTTCAGCCGGTGCAATCGAACATTTTGGATACCACATCGCTACTTCAGTTCCATCATTGCGTGGCGCACGAACGCCAATAGCAAAATAGTTTGGTTCTACCACATCAGCAGTTCCATACGATACACCATTTTTGATTTTCTTATTAAACATTTTGTCACGTACTTTGGAATGAAGATAAGCTAACTTAAAGGCTAATTCCCATGTAGTTACTTTATAAGCATTAATAATTTGTTGACCAGAAGCATATTTAACTAGTGACTTCACATCAGGTTTTAACCCTAATTCAGTAATATTCGCTTGTTTAAAAATTGTTTCGTCATACACTGGATCAGTCGTTCCATTCTCCGGTGTATTCATAAAAACAACGTATAACTCTTTAATTGTTAAAAAATATTGTTTATCTAAATTCTCAACTGTCGCTACCATTTAGATTCCTCCTAGATTTTCTTATTAATTTTTCCTAACATAATTTGGCCAATTCTTTCCGATTCAGCATCTATCGTGTTCCTTACAAAGAATTGACCTTTAACTTTTTTATTTCCTTTTCTTGCTACTCTCGTTTTAACACCATTTTTCCTACGTTGTTCCAAACGATGCTTTGGCCCTGCAGTTAAGTGACCATGTTCAGCCATATACCAATAAAAGGCATCAGCGTAAAATACCACGGTCACTTTATCCTCTTTTTTTTCGATACCAAGATTATCAATTAAGTGTTGCTTATTAAAAGTTGTTCTTGGTATCCTAGGCTTTAACTGCTCCACAAAATGATTTGCACCAGCAATCAATGCTTCTTCACTTAATTTCTGTTGAACATCCACAATCTTATTCAACTCTTTAATAACATCAGCAAAGCCATCATGATTACCCATCGTGCACACACCTCACAAAAGTGTTGAATTGAGTAATTGTCTCATCATTTTCATCAAATCTACCACTGCTAAACGATTCATAAACAATACCAGCCTGATTTAATGCCTGCTTCACAACTGATAATTCCTTTTCAATCCCTTTAGTAATATAGGAGATTTGATATAAAGGACTTTCAACCAACACTTTATCCGATGCACGACTATAGGTTTCATTTACAAATTCATAAATGATATAAGGATAATCTTGACTTTCTGGAGCATATTCACGATAAACTGGTATATTGGTCGATTTTAAGATTGTTCTTAACTGTTCCAAACTAACCTGCATACGATAAAGACACCTCCATAACTTTATCCTCTTCCCTGGTATAAATTCGCTCAATATTATATTTTTTATCACGAATTTCAATTCGATAGATTTTCTGATTATCTTCAATCTTACGGTCCATTCGTATTTCTATTTTTTTTACTACATCATTTGTCTCTCTATCAGCAATAATTTTATCTGTAGCTGTCACACCCATATTTTGATAGCGAATTTCACGCTCAAATATGTAATCTTTTATTGGACGGTCAGTTTCTGGATCAGTAGTCTCCTTATAAACCAAAAGCCTCGCGACAAACTTCAATCTATTCACTTGTCTCTTCATCATCAAAAGCCTCCTGAATAAAGAATGGAGTTAAAGCATCCAATGCTGCAGTCAAATCAGTCTCCGAAACACGATAATCATACATGATTCCAGCAACCATAATCAGCAAGTATTCATCTTCTTTGCCAGTCGCACGTTTAACATATTTCTTGGATTTTTCCAGATAAAAAGAGAGCATGGACTCATCCATCCCCTCTTCAAAATTCAGATGTTTCTTTAGTTTTTCGACTAATTCCACATTATCCATCTAATCAGCTCCTAAGAAGGCTTAACGGTACCTACTTCATAACGATATACAGCCGGCTCAAACTTACTATAGATTAATTGACCGTCAATTAAGTTGTAAATTTGGAATCCTACTCGGTTAGTAGAAGCATATTTTTCGACTAATTTCATAATTTCCATACCACCCTTAACTTCTTGGATATGGAAAGCTTTGAAATCTCCAAAATACAATACTGGTTTAGTTGGATCCTCACCATCTGCTGCATCCGTAAAATCTAGATTATGACCTAATAATTTGTATCCTAATCCATCTGTAGCTGGGTGTAATAATGGTAATCCATTTTTATCAGTCATACGTTCCAACATTGTCAATGCTGCACGATTAACAATCCACATTGATTTTTTAAGAACTTCAGTAACAGGTTGATTTTTGAATTTAACCAATTGATCATATACCTTTTGAGACCAACCTTCTGCACCCATATCAATAGCGACTTCATCATAGAATTTGACTGCTTTTTTCTCAAGAGAGCCTTGATTTTCATTTCCAGAATCATTTCCTTTGAACATGAAATTCGTTTCCTTACGAACATAGGCTTTCTTCAATTCATCAATAACAATCTGTTCTACGTTGACGCCAGTACGTTTTAATAATTTTTTAGTTACAGTACACAATGCATCAAATTCTGTTGGATCTAAGTCAATCGTTGTAAATTCAATACCAGTATCTGGAATATCTTCGCTATCGCCACGTTCTGTTTTTCTAACGTTAGCTTCAGCTTTTTTGACTAAAACAGGATATTTAACATCAGCATCCGTATTAACATAGCTACCGTACTTACGCAATAAGTTTTCTTCTTGTGCGTAAGAGATAACTTCTGAAGCAATTACTTGAGGTACAGTTACTTTACCATTTCCAACTTCCAAACCTAAAGAACGTGCTTCCGATTCAGAAATATTCCCTGCTACAAAATTAGCAAAAGCCGAACGTAACTGCATCTCTTTCTTTTCGTTAGAAATTCGTCCACGAACAGATAATGCATTGCCAATTCCATTCATTAAACGTGCTCGTGTTTCTGTATCAATCATGCCTGCACGACTTTCTGTAGGTTCTTCACTGCCACGTTCTTCATCTTTTTCTGATTCACTTTCAGTAGCTGAGTCTTCAGATTCACCATCTCGATTTTCGCTATTATCTCCAGATTCACTATCATCTTCAGCCAATGAATCAGCAATTTCTTGTAACTGATTTTTGATATCTTCAATTTCTTGTGTAATTTTTTCAATATCTGCTTCTCGCACTTCGCCTTTTTCTAATTGCGTACGTAATTCAGTTAAACGTTCTTCATTTTTCTTACGTAGAGCCAATAATAATTTTCTATTCATGTTCCAACATCTCCTCTATTTCATTTAATAATTTTTTCCGTTTTTCAATTAATGAACGATATTCATCAACATCTTCCTTACTTCTAACTAGAGATACTTCTGTTGATTCATATTGTGGAATCGTAACAATCGAAACTTCGTATAAATCAACTTCTTTGATAGTTCTCAATACTGGATCCGACTTGTAATCAATTTCTTCTTCGGTTGGAATGAATCCAAAACTACATTGATTGACATCGCCACGCTCAATAGATTTTTCTAAATCCCTAGCCACAGTAGTATCAGGTAGCTTTACTTCAAATTTCAAGCCACGTTCATCTTCTTCCAAAATCAAAGTACCTGCTTTAGTTCGACCAAGAATATTTTCCCAATTATGATTAAACAAGCAGCGAATATCTTGATTTTCACTCAAAGCTCGGCTAAACGCTCCAGGCGCTATGACTTCATCAAAGCCTTCCCATAAAGTAGTGCGTTCATTGAATACCGATGCATAACCACCTAGCACAACTTCTTCTTTTCCATCATCAGTTGCATCTCTTCGCTGAATATTTTGAATTTCAAAATTCCTAATCAGCATTTTCTTCATCTTTCTCACCACCTTTCAAATTATGGTTTTGATTTTTATCACTTCCAGATAACGAATCATCCGTAGCATTCTTTTGGCCAATTCTTGATAAGTCATTTGAAATATAAATCGCTTGTGTTTCTGGAGTGTTTTGTTTAGGGAAGCCAAGCATTTCTGCCACATTATCTGGACTTGTAATTCCAGTACGAACAATGTTATAACCAATATTGGTTTTGGTAGAATAAGGTACAAAATCAAGAATATTAATCTTCCATTCTACTCGATAGCCACTTTTAGGTTCAAAAAAAAGCGCGCTGTAATGCTCGCTCAAATTTTTCAATATTGGTTTAACTGTCTTATTGTGCAGATACATCATCGCTTTTTCGATATCTGTTTTCATCAAAGATTGATAGGTGTCCACGTTTATTCCCATGAATTTACCTAAATCTTTTTTGTAAACACTCAAATATCTCAAAATTTTATCATCATCTACCGGACTAGCCAGTGTTTCAATTTCATACCCTTTACCAAGAGGAATCATTTTAACACTATGCTGTTCATTAATTCCTTCCAATTGATCAAGTATTCTAGTAATCAACTTGGACTGCGTATTATTCTGTGGATTCAAATGTGTATCTAATTTTAGTAACAAGGCTAAGAGTCCACCTTTGACATATTTATCAGTCAATGATTTTTCTGCGTTCATTACACCTTCTAGCGTATTTTTCGCTAGAGACTTAATTCCTACTCCCCCATTATGACTAGTACCCATATTTTTGATGTGTCTAATCATAAATGGTGGAATTTCGTTTCCATTGATTTTGAAATGCTCCACTAGCCGATTGTCAATTTCTGTATAAACTGTATCTGCAGGAGCTAAATGTATTTGATCATTATCACTGATTGGAAATACTTCTCCATCAATTAATAGCTTTATAACCTGCAATTTCATCAATTCAAAGCCAGTCAAATAATTATTTGGTTGATTCAATATTCGTAACACAGCATGATTACGAATTTCTTGCTCATCAGGTCCAATGACTACTGGTGTGGCCAAAGCAACTTGATTGGATATATCTGATACTAATTCATATACATCCGAACTTTCTAAGACATTATCACTGGTTATCCAGCGACTACCGTATCGAATTGAATTGTTTAAAATATCCTCTACTATTCCTCGCTTTTCCAATTGTCGATACACAAAATTAGAAAACCTATCTCGTAATCCCATATCCAACCTCCTTTCACCTAAAGATTTCATCTAAATATTCATCCATCGCATCATCATCTACATCATACATTTGCATCATAGTTTCTTTATGCGCACATAAAAATGCGACAAAGCCATCAATCTTTTTCTTAGACTGCCTTTTAGACGGTGCTTTTTGGCCGTTAATATTCGTTACTGCCACAACATTTAACGTACAGTAGACAAATAAAGGATTGTCCGTCATTATCTTATCTTCATAGAACAATCTTTCCACATCATCAAATGGATCATTCATGACTTTTGGCCACTGTGGTACTTCAATACATTCCATACCGATATTTTCTAGCTTTTCAACCAGCTTTTGAGACATCGCTGGATCATAATTAATCTGCTGAACATCATATTTAGCAATACAATCGGTAATATAATCAATAACCTGGTCCTGATTAATCATCTTACCATCGCAAAATTGCGCATATCCACGCTCAACCATGTCTGTGTATGGCACATTATCTTCTTTTTCTCTAAAGTCAATGTTATCATTTGGCAGAAAATACATTTGCTTAACCTTTAAAATAGATTTTCCTTCATCATCAAAGCTTGGAAAATTCAGAGATACACAGGTTAAGTCAGTCGTTTTCGATAAATCCAAACCGATAACACACTGTTCACCGGTCAAATTTCCTAATTCTTCTTCATCTACCAAACATCCCTCCACTTGTTCCTGGTCAAAATATTGATCAGCACCATTCACAAATACATCTAAATGCTTAGTTAAAAATTCTGCCTTTGAATGTGCTGAACGCTGTGCTGTTTTAAAGGCACTTTCTAAAGCTGATAGATTGACTGAAACACCCCAGTTTGGATTAACCATTTCCCAAACTTTTCTATCAGTCCAGTCATAATTTTTATCAGGCTCATAAATCATGACAAACGAACTATCATTGTCATCACGTTTCAGAACTTCCTTCGCCTCACGATAGACACGCATTCCAACAGAACTACTGCCTTTCCCAGCAGTCGAAATATTAAACATTAACGGTTCTCCAGTAGCAGCTAAAGAAACTTGAGCAGACTTAAAGTTATCATACTGCTCCATTTTTTCTTGTTTATGCAACTCGTCATTCAAAACAAAATACGGATTCGATCCTTCAATGTTTTCAATATTTTTCGATTGAACAATAAACTTGTTGTCATAAGCAATATTATCCTTAATAAAGCTATACACAACACTAGCTACTGTACCTTTTGGGCCCTTGTAGATTTTTGTTCCTTCTAAGAGTGCCGGATTGTTTAATATAGAAGCGGAAAAAGGTTTGGCTGCATATTGAGCTTGAGCGAAATCCGAAGCACACGCATAGCAATCTATCGAAACTTTTCCTTCTCCATACATCGCATAACCCAATGATCCTACAGCTATCAATGTTTTTCCATTCTTCTTAGGAATCTGAACATAGACTTCTTTCGTTACACGAACAACATCGCCATTTTCATTTTCATGCACCCAGCCATAAATCCATGAATAAATAAATTTTTCCCACGGTTCCAACAAAAAAGGCTGCCCAACAAGAGCACCCTTAGAATGTTTTATAAATGTTTCTACCCAATCCATCATTTCATTTGCTCGATTCACATCAAACCAAATATCTTTCCGTTTCTTCCAACGATAATACCGGTCAATTGCCTTACGCACAGTAAGCGGATATTTCTTAGGAGATTTCCGAACCATTTTCGCAAATTCATCTGCATAGTTCACTCCTGGTTCAATCATCTAACCACCTACTCTCTTTCTCCATTTTTGACGATGTGCCTCCAAATCATCTACAACCTTTTCTTCTGGACGAGTAATTTCTTCATCTTTTCTTGCAGTAGAAAGACCAGCAATTTGTTTTCCAATGCGTGATTTATTCGTCAGTCCTAATAGGTCTAACGCACGCATTTTTTTATCTGCCCAAGTTTCTACCTGCTGAGCAAGTGGATGCTTGACTTTGTTTGTTGATCCAGATTTATTTGTAAATTTTTGTGTTTCTGGGAAGCCTTTTTCACGCCATAAAATGTATTTTGAGATGTAAATTTCATAGATATCTAGGTAAGATTCAATCAAAGAATCCAGGGTAATGGCATATAAATCTGCTTGATTCATTACCTTCAAAATGCGTTCACGTTCAGCTTTTACTTTTTCTTCAACAATTTTTCTTCGCTCTGCTTTTGTGCTCATTTTTTGCTTACCCCCCTTTTAAAATTTAAAAAAAGCTTTCCAACGATGTGTGAGCCTCCTTTGTGACCTATCTTCCTAATTCCATTTTTGAAATTTTTTGATAGGGGGGGCATCCATTTTTTTCAAAAATCATTTTTGAAAATACGATGGAAAAACTTTTTTCGGTTTGTTATCATTTTCGACTTTAACATGGCATTTTGGACAAACGAGCATTAAATTTTTTGGTTCTAACTTCAACAATGGATTTTTTGCAACTGGAACAATATGATGCACTTGAGCTTGTTTGCCAAATACGAACTTACCACATACTTGGCAGCAACCTTTTTCTCTTTCGTAAACAAATTGTCTCATGCTTTTCCATTCGCTACTTCGATAGAACTCCTTATTCGCATGATGATAAATTGATTTTGTCTTTTTCCTCTTTCTATTGAAAGTACGAACAGACTTGTCAACAATTTCATTACCATCACCAGAATACTTACGACTCATGTGGAATAATCAATACTTCCTTTGTTTCTGGATTATATACTTCCTTACCCGCACTAGTAACTCTCAGCACTTCAAATTCATTGTCTTTTGTTTTCTTTTCATCAGATTTCTTAGCCATAACTTTTTCCTCCTCCATATTTTTCACGTGAACAAAACGACGGAAGACTTCCTCCCTTCGATATTTGAAATTAATTTGTGAGTAGCCAAATATCGCTCTCGTCATTATTCGACACTACTAGCTTAGCACTTATTATGCAATAAGTCTGTATTATAAATGTTATAACATTTATGTAACATTTTTACTTTCTATCTTCTCTTTATAGCTATTAGCAAAGTTTATTGTGCGTTTGATGCTCGCATGCTTTACTCTGATATATCCATATTCATAGCCAGTTATTTCAGCAATTTCCTTTAACGACTTATTCTCAATATATTTCATTCTAACAATTTGACTTTCTAATCCATCTAAAGAATAAATGAATTGCTCTATATCCAAAATTCTATTTTCAGTAATTTCTATCTCTTGCTTCAAGCTTTCGATAATTTCTTCCAATCTTGTTGCTCTTGAACCTTTCTCTAATTTGATTTTTGATAAATCTCCATAAGTCCATCGCCAAAGCTCTCTCTCTGTTCTGACTAAATTCTTGTTTAAATATGTGATATGGTTTTGCATTTCCATATAATCTTGTAGCCATTCAAACTTCAATAAGATCACCTCTTCGTTAATTTAGTCATCTCCTGAAGAGGTGACATTTTTTACAATAATATTTTTATTTGTGGTAAAATCATATTAATAAATATTTAAGGAGTTGGTATAATTGTCAAAACAATTAGTAGATATTAAATTTTTTTATGGATTTGAGCAAACAGAAATAGTACTACCTGATTTTTGCCCTTTATGCGGAAAAACTATTGAGCCAAAAATAATTGGCTGTTTTGGTCATAAGACTTTAAATAATGAAAAAAACGTTTGTGTAACCTGTCAGTGCCCTTCCAATTCATGCGACAAATACTTCGTTTTAAATTATCATAGTGACTACGATATTGACAGTTTAATTCAAATTAATTCTCCTTATATTACTCCAACAAATGTACAGCTTCCTGATGAGATAAACAAGATATCTCCTAATTTCGTAAAAATATATACTCAAGCTGAAACCGCGTCTAAAATGAATTTAGATTTAATTGCTGGTGTTGGATATAGAAAAGCCGTAGAATTTTTGATAAAAGACTATCTTATTATGCAAAATCCAGAAAAAGAAGAAAGTATAAAAAATAAATTTTTGGGAAATGTGATTAATGATTACATGCGTGATTTTCCAAAAATTCAAGCATTGGCTAAAGCTGCTACATGGATTGGTAATGATGAAACACATTATCAAAGAAAACATGATGATAAAGATATAACGGATTTAAAAAAATTCATTATTACAACAGTTCATTTTATCGTTGCAGAATATATATATGATCAAGCCATAGATTTTACTTCAGACAAAAATGGCAAGTAATTTCATTAATTCGACCAACACAACTTGATTTAACTCAATGTTGTGTTGGTCTATTTTATTCATTGTCTCAAAAGTATATATCCTCTTGGCTTCTTTGATTTTTCTAATCTCCTCATTCTTTCTTTTGTAGCAAACCAATATACTGTATCTATCTTCAGACCAATTACTGCTGAAATTTCCTTTGCTGTTCCTGAAAATAGATATTCATCGCCACGATATACATCATAAACTGCTAATTTTCTGCTCATATTACATCGCCTTTATTTTCAAATGATATCTAACTCACTTACTGGAATATATCTAAATATTTGTGGATCTAAATAGTGTCTCAACATCCAAAAAGTTAATACACTATTTAATTCATTTTCTAATTCATTTACTACTTCATCTTGCGTATCGATAAAATAATCACCTAATTCATCACCGCATTCATCATTAGCTTTATAATCAAATTCATCCATCAAACTAGTTGCTTCTATTTCTGGCCACCATCGCCCATACGATATAGTAATCTCTGCATCATCATGCTTTGATAATTCCATCAATGCCTCTTCATAGGTTTCAAGTCCATTGCCAATAAATGCTTTTGAGACTTTATCCTGCAACATATATATTTTTTCAATTTCTGGCTTCTTCGCCTCTCTGCCAAACATATAATCTAGTGTCACATTGAAATAATCAGCAATGCGAATTACATTTTCTATATTCATAGTCACTTCATCATTTTCGTAATAGAATAGTTCCTCCTCATCCACTTCTACTAATTTAGCTAAATCTGAAATACTTAAATTCTTTTTTATTCTTAGTTCCTTTATTTTATTTTTCATTTTTACCTTCACCTTCCCAAATCGTACCTTGCACATTTGTTGGTTTAATCTGAATTGTCACGTCTTTACCGATTAACTCTTGCAGCTCTGGTAATTTTTCACCTAACATATCATCCGCAATTTCAAGAATTAATTTACTTGCCTTACTTGTTAGATTGATTTTCTCTAATTCCGCTCTTAACTCCATTATCTATTCACTCCCTTAAAATCTAAATTCGATAATTATTCGTCTATCAAAAATCCCTAATAATCCATCTTTTTCATAAATATTCACCTTGAAATCCTTGAATTCTTCTCTTAAATATTCTTCTGTTCTACTGTCCAATAATCTATTTCTTAAATTTCTATCAACCTCGCTCAACGGATAATAAAAATTTATGTATCTATATCCTTGTTTTGCAGAGATTACTAATTTATTCTCAAAATTTTTCCGATTTTTCTCAATCCATCGCTCAAACCATATTCTGTGACTTTCTTCAGCCATTTTCCTTAATTCTTCTCCATTCATTTCTTTTCTTCCTCCTTCAATACATAATTAATTACTTTATATTTCTTGTTACCTAAAAGCTGATAATACTTATTGTTTTTAGATATCAAGATTGTGACTGATTCTAAACTTTCAGGATCCATATACTCACCTAAAAATTGCTCATTGTTTTTGTAATTCGTCATAAAACTCATGACTTCGTAGCCTCTTTTGTCACAAAATAGTTCAAACTGCAATTTTGCTACATCATATTTAGAATGCTGCATCACTCGTCACTCCCAAAAAATCTGCAAAGCCTGGTGTAGGTATTTCAAATGCCTTCAACTCATCTTCTGTAATATATTTGCGTCCATATTTTCCTAACATAGAATCCCAAGTGGCCCAATCTACAAAGCCCACAGTCTTATTTATCATGCAACAAACGCCAACTTTTGCACCTAACAATTCATGCATGTTAAGCAACTTAGCTTGATTTTTAGACACAACACTCTGACTCATTTTTGTCTGAGTAGTATGCTTTGCTTCAAATACCATCGCCTGGCCATTTTTCAAAGTACCCTTAAAGTCAGGCTGTGCTTTTCCGATAAATCTACCTTCAAATTTGCCATACCCTAATAATTTAGTGACTGTAAAAGGCTCAGGAGTTTTTTCAATCAATGCAATGCCTTGTCTCATATAGTAAGTACATGCTTGCTCAATTAATCGTTCAAAATGTTTCCCTTGAGCATTATTCAACTTACTCTGGTAACTTCTAATGTTCATCGCCAATACCTCTTACTCTCTTACTCATATCAGTTAGAAATCCAAATCGGTCATTCTTCCCATATGTTCGCATCGTTCTCAAAAATAGATTTTCATAATAGCCTTTCAACTCATAGGATGTAAAGTCTCTATATCTTCTACTTTGAATAATTCCGGTAAAAGCTATACCTTGCGTGTAACTAATCTCATAGCCCGATTTAAAATAGATTCGTTCATTCGATGAATAGATGCATCGCTCTTCCTTATCTATTTTCCAGTTTTTCTTCGTGTTGATTTTTAAAGCTAACAACCATTCTTTCAACTGCTCAATGACATCATTCTTGTCATAGCATGCTACCAAATACAATTTTTTACTCATTAAGTATCCTCCAATTTCATCACTACTAATTTCACATACCAGCCTGTTTCTTCTGTATATTTAGCTTTCAAATCTCCTATTACTCTATAATTCCCTGGTAATTTAGCTAAAATACTCTCTTCATCGCCCAGCCTACCGATTTCAGCTAACTTTCTCTGAGACCATTTATAATCATTTTTCGTTTCATATGGTTTAACTAGATTCTTAGAAGAGGACCATCTCTTTTGACCTTTCTTCCATCGCCCGTTTTCATGTTTTTCCTGATCTGTCAAATAGTTGGCCAATTCCTCCAACTCATTCATTTTTCCTGGCTGAATCCTACGACAATCTGTACGACCTATTTTCTCTTTACTTTTCCCCCTCCCTTTTGACCAGCAATCTTCAATCAAGTCACGGTCCACTACTCCATTAATTAACACATGATGATGTATTCTTTTGAGGTACCCCGTATCATCGTCAAATTGATAAGATGTAAACCACATGTATTTCAATTCCTGGTCTTGCTTTTCGTATAATCTCTTTAACTTTCTGAGATAATTGTCCTGGTCCTTTTTAGCTTGATCAGGAGTATCCGGTAAATTCTCATTAGTATAAGTAAGTGTCAGGTAATAATCATCTTTTTTGAAATTCGCATAAATCAGTAACTTAGCGTATCTTCTACTCTTCTTATCATTCCAATTGTTTTGAGATGGTCTAGATAGATAATTTCTTCTCTTTCGTGGCATTCTGCAAGCACGTTCCTGTTCTTCCGTTCTTACATACAAATCTATCTCCATGTAATTTCCTGCCACTGTCCTTTTTTCTCTCACGAATGACTTCATACCATCTACCTCAAACTATCTTTATCCGTTAAGTTAGTACCTATTACAAGGTCGCTAAAACGCTCTAGATTAGCGTTTTTTTGCAAAAAATAGCTGATAATGGTATAATCTATTTGTTCAGGTTAGATATACCACTATCAGATTGGTCACTTCATTATTGATGCAAGTGACTAATTTTTTTGCATAAAATATTCATATTTCAATTGGTTAAACACCTCTTTGTATTCCCACGTTTGCTTTTTAGTATTAATAAATTCCAACTTATAAAGCACATCATCAATTATTTGAAATGACTCTACTTTTCCTGACTTTGGATGCTTGGCCAAAATATTTAATCGTTCTGCGATAATATACAGCTCGATTAATTTATAGTTGAGCTTTTCAAAGTACACCTTAGCAAATGGGTATTTTGCAATATAATCAAGTTGCAAACTACTATGCTTCTTTAAACTCATAAGTCACTCTCAACGCCATAGCAATTTCAGTAGCCCTATCATCTGTAGAAATGAATCTAACTTCTAATACTTTTTCATGATCATCAGAAAATGAAGATTTAGTGTATACTCTAGAGTTTAGATTGTAATTATTCTTCAGAAAGTTAAAAATCTCCCATGGTATTAATTCAGCAAAATCTCCTGATACAGTTAGTAATAATCGTTGTGGTTTTTTCATGATTAATATCCTCCAATCATATGTTTTAAAGCTGCTAACACAATAGTTAGAATGATGAATAGGTAGAAGAATGTTTTAAAAAATAATCGATACTCTCTATCACATACGTTAAATGCGATGTACATCAAAAATGCTACGAAGGCAGTCATTCCTGCTCCTAAATCGCTCATTCCTATTGCTGCTGTTAAAGCCAACGAGTAAATAAATTCCATCATCGGTAACCCATTTTTCTTATTCAACTTTTCCAAAATTCAAAACTCCTATCTTTCAAAATTTTCTTTTAAAAATCTTTTTAATTCTTCTCGTTCGATACGGTGGTTTTTATTCGACCATACTTGTACTTTTAACCCCATCGCAATCCATTCGTTTAATTTTTCGTATCCAATGCCTAGCACTTCCATTACTTCTACTTTACTTGGATACTCAGGCAGTTCTCTTACTTTCTTCATCATGTCAAATTGCTCTGACATTTGCTCATAGACCATCTTGAAAACTTGTTTTGTGATTTCTTCAACCGCTTCTTTTGGTACTTCAATAGGTATTGCTAGTTGCATGTTTTCCACTCTCCTTAAAGTAATTCAGTCATTTGTCTCGAAAGTCCTTCTAGTACCTTTTTAAATTTAGTTTCTTCATAATTCATCATTGTTAAATAATATTCCAGATTTTCTTTATCTGTTGAATGAACTTTCTTCATCTCATTTAAAATATTAGTCATTCCTTTTAACGTTACTTCCATCGCAATTAAGTCATTTTGATATAGATTTTCAAATAATTTTTGCACAGGTGTTTTCATAGCCATTTTGTACACTCCCTTTTATTTACTTGATGAACAATATCTGATAATCTAGTGCTGAAAGGAGATATCATTCATGCATACTGTATTTGCTATTTTTAACTTCTTAGATCTATGGTTTGGGAAGATTAATAATTTTATCGGTATTGGTTCCTTTATACTCTCTATATTGATTTGGCTTAATTCAAAAAAGATAAAAGAAACCATTCTTCTTACAGAAAGCAAGGTTAAAGCATCATATGAAAAAGAGAAATTACTAGCTCAAGTTAAAGCAATCAAAAATTTCTTAAAAAAAGATATATTTTCAAAGTCTACAGATGCGGTAGAAGAACAGATAATTGATTTAAAGAAAAATGCGTATATCTACAACAAAAATAAAACTAAATTTAAGAAGCTAGAAAAATCCATTAATGCTGTTGACTGGAAAAAAACCAGAGAAATAGTTAACAGTATTGAAGAATTTATTGAAAATTTATAAAACGAAAGGTTGACTATTATGAAAGCAAACGAAATGATAGACAAAATCGCTGTTAATACCGCAAACAGAAAAATAAGCTGGGAAAATTACAAAAATAACTCTTTAAATTTCCATTGCAAATTTGATACTTATCAACATTTTGTTCCTGATGAATCATGGATTTCTCAGACTACTACTGGATTCTTTTTATTAGCTACCTTTAAAGCAATGTCTGTTCAAAATGCTGACCTTGAAGAAAATGCTTTATTCTACTTTCAAAAAAATTCAACTTGTGAACCTGAATTAATTGAAAAAAGCTCAATTTCAGTACTTGCTTTACTTAAAACAATCGAGATTTCTAACTACCAAAAGATACAGATTGAAGCTAAAACTATTTCTGAAGAAACCGGTAATGAAATAGAAGATTTTTTAAACTCACTTTAGTTTCATTATTTCGTTCATTGTTGTATTTAAAAACCTTGCGAAGTCTATAGTCTTTCATCACTTTTTGAATCTTAATTACATTCGAAAATGATAAAATTAAGAAAATTATCGTAAAAAAATATATTATGTTCATTTTTCCTCCCTAAGCCTGCTTTTATGTGGGCTTTTTTTACCCGATATTTTTATCAAACCATCGTTGCATCGCCTTATATAATTCTGATGCTGATCCGTTAAAGTTGAACTCTGAGTCATACTCTTCTTTAAATGTATTAACTATCTTTTGTACATCAATTTCATCATCAAACAATGGCTTATGAGTCCAAAAGTTTTGTTCATCTTCGAATTCGCACATCATTCTTATAGCGATTACTAGTTTTTCAGTTGCGCTGTTCATTTACTCTTCATCCTTTCTAAAAATATCCATTGACACATTTAATGAATCTGCTATTTTTCACCTTTTTCCGACTCTACAAATAATCTTGTATAGTTATCTTCATTTAAGATTTCAATATTTTCATCGCTTTTCTTACTATCTTTTTTATTAATGACTAACTTTCTTTTTGAAAAGCACCAGGACCATCTTAGAAAGTCAATTTGCAACCACGCTTCAACAATTGCTAGCCTAACTGCCTCATTAATTTTCATTTGCATCACCTCCTTTATTTAATTTTTTTGCTATAATCATTTTTGAAACGAGGTGAAATAATTGAATTTTTCTATTTTCAGTAAGCTTCTAATCGCTAATGTCTTCAACAAAGTAAAAATTGCTGATAGTTATAAACATTTAGATGTGATGATTAATGATGAATTGATTGATAGAATACCTGATGGGACTTGGTCAGAAGTTGCTGGATGGCCTTACCAAAATTATACAGAGTACTATGCAATCACCATACAAGGCAAAAAAGTATTATTTGATTATCAAAAACATTTAATCACTAGATTCATCTCAATCATTGCATTGATAATTAGTATTCTTTCTTATGTAAAAAAATAGCTAATAATAGAAATGATTAGTGCTATTAAACTAATGATCAAACTCTCAAAATCAAGCCATGCCATTTGTTCTTCTCTTGTTGGATATGGTTTCTTTTTGTAGTTTGGTCTTTTTGGCATTTTCATTCCATCGCCTCCTTTTTATACAAAAGTAGATTCTGTATTTAATCTATATGTAGAAATTACCTTTTCTTTTTTCTTGTTCATAAATACGATATTTTCGTATTTGTTGCCTAAAAAAATATCATCATATCCGATGTTAAATGCTTTAATATATTTTGAAAGTAAACTATCTTTTATATTTGATGAATCACTTTCAATATTTTGTACAGTCCTTTCGGAAATACCAAATAAATTTGCCAATTCTTTTTGACTTAGTCCATGTGTAATTCTTAATTCTTTTAAAGTCATCATTGGTATCACCTCCTTGCAAAACAAATATAATACGATATTTTCGTATTGCCAACACTTAAATTCGTTTTTTTCGTATTTTGTTGTTTACTTTACGCATTTTTTTGCGTATAATACGAATGAAAGGAGGAAATAGTTAATGGACTCAATAGATAGAAATAGAATTATTGCCAATAATATAAAAAAATATATTAAAGAAAATAATATTACTCAAAAAAAATTAGCTATAGAAATAGGAATTTCTCCTTCAACTATGAGTGATTATATGAATGCTCGTGCTAACCCTTCACATGGAGTAATTCAAAAAATTGCTGATTACTTTGGTGTTTTAAAAAGTGATATTGATACCACTTATAAAGATGAGACTGATATTTCAACAATCTATAATAAATTAAACAAATTCAGAAAATATAAGGTCTATCAATACGCAACAAACGAATTAAAAGAACAAGTAATAGAAGAAAATAGAATATTTGATAAAAATATTAATCAGATAATCAACGATGATAAGGTTGTGTATATTACTGACTATCTTAATCAAGATCAGCACGATATTAATGTACAATCTAAACTTTCTGCTGGTACAGGCATCGTTGACTTAGATCCTGAAAACGTAGAGACCATTACCTATACAGGTAAATTACCAACAAATTATGATTTGGCTTTTAAAGTATCTGGAGATTCAATGGAGCCATTGTTTGAAGATGGAGAAATTGTCTTTGTCCGGAAACAGAGCGAACCAGTCAATGGAGCAATCATGGCTGTTCAAATTGATGAAGAAGCTTTTATTAAGAAGGTGTATATTGAAGCAGATCGTTTAAGATTTGTTTCATTGAATAAAAAATACCCTGATTTCTATGCCGATAACGGTAACGATATTCGCATAATAGGAAAAGTAGTATTCTAGTAATGTTTTTATCCATAAAAAAACACCCCTATTACTTTCAGTAACAAGGATGTAAACGCAAAATTATTATATCATAGTCAAGGAGTGTTTAAAATGGCTAAAAAACAAAAAGTGGATGATGGGAAAAAATTCTATCAAAAGAGATGGTTCTACATACTTGTTGCTTTACTTGTAATTGGTGGAATAGGCAATCTCTTTGGAATTGGGGATAAAAAATCTGATACGAAGCCTAAAACTGAACAAAGCGATTCTGTTGACTTAAAGAAATTATCCAAAGAGGTAGCAAAAGAATCTAAAGAAAAAGAGCAATCAAAAGCTAATAGTAGTTCTCAAGAGCAATCTTCTACTACTGTTTCTTCAACAACTCAGTCTACACAAGAGCAAACTTTAAATGATGCTCAACAAAATGCTGTAAATAATGTTGGGAATTTTAATCAATTCGTAGAAGCTTACAAAGCTATCCCAGCTTCTGAAAGAACTCCAGTTTGGAGCAACAATTTACGTGGAACCAAAGTTACATGGTCGGGTAATATTATCGAAGTTGGTTCAACTCAAGTCTATGTAATTGATAGTTCAAAATATCAGCAAGGTATGACTTGGGATAATGTCGTTGGAACCGAAAATGAATACTATGTTTTTGTAGCTAAATTCCCTGATAGAATTTTACGTTCTGCTTTCTCTGTAGGATCACTAGAAACATTTACTGGAACATTAGAAAGTAGAGGTAATGATTCTGGATTTATCTCTCATTGGAAATTATACAATGTAAGACGTGGACAATAATGAATTACAGCAAAAAATATTATGAAATTTTTATTTCTATTTTAGCAGTTATTTCCATCGCTCTAGTATTTCTTGATTTATTCGGAACTATTTCTCTAATGGCATCTCCATATTATTGGATAGATAAAGCTATATTAATTGTTTTTACAATTGACTATTTCTGGAGACTTTTTAGATCAAAAAATAAATGGCTATTTTTTAAACATAATATCTTTGATTTATTAGCCATTATTCCATTAGATAGTATATTTGCATTCTTTAGGTTATCTAGATTATTTAGATTAGCCAAATTAGCAAGGTTAAGTCGATTAGTAGGTATCCTAGGAAAACTTAATCGTAATTTACGTAATTTCGTTCAAGTTAATGGATTTATCTACATGATATACTTATCAGTAATTTTGATATTCATTTCATCAATCATGTATTCAATTTCAGAAAAAGTTCCATTTTCTGATGCTATATGGTGGGCTGTAGTAACTGCTACAACAGTTGGTTATGGAGATTTTTTCCCAAAAACTGTAATTGGCAGACTAGCTGCAATATTATTAATGTTTATTGGAATAGGGTTTGTTGGTTTCTTAACCTCAACAATAACTGGTTTTTTTGATAAGCAACAGAAAGAAAATGATAAAATCGATGTATTAATTGCTAAGATAGATGAACTTGAAAGAAAAATTGATGAGATGAATAAAAAGGACTCATTCTAACGAAGAAAAAGCACAAAAACACATTACCTTTAATTAGATAATGTGTTTGTAGCAGACTCACTTCTAGGGAGTCCATTTCAGCCAGACTTATATTAGCACAAATTTTTTCTCAATACAATATCATATAAATGTAAAAACACACCATCGCCCTCGCCAAAGTTTGAATGGTGTGCTCAATACAAATCCTATATGCAATAGGCTTATTTGATTGTATGCCTATTGTATCACATTAAAGGCTGGTGATTCAATATGGTTAAAAAATTTTAAGCAGTGAACGAACATATATTCTATTAAAGGAGAGATGAATATGGCAACAATCAAAAAATATACTAAAAAAGATGGCAGCACTGCTTATATGTTTCAAATGTATCTCGGTCTTGACCCTTTAACTGGTAAAAAAAGAAGAACAACAAAACGAGGATTCAGAACTCAAAAAGAAGCTAAACTTGCTGCAAGTCGTTTAGAACATCAAGTGGCAAAAGAAGGTGTACCTACTCAAAAACAAAAGATAATGACCTTTGGAGAAATATATGACTTATTTATCCCAACTTATGAACTCGATGTTAAGCCAAGTACTTTCGCAACACAAGAACGTGAATATCGAAATCATGTCTTACCAAAATTTAAAGAATTGAAAATTAATAAAATCACTCCCGCCTATTGTCAATCAATTATCAACGAATGGCGTAGTGAATATAAGAACTTCTCTAACTTTATTAGTTTAGCGTCAAAAGTATTTGAATTTGCTGTTATGCTAAATCAAATAGAGAAAAATCCATTAGATGCTGTTAAACGTCCATCTCAAGATAAAACACCAACTAAAGAAACACCGTTTTTTAGTAAAGAAGAATTAGAATCCTTTATGAAAACTCTCGTGAATTACGATATTCATTATCAGGCAATGATACGCTTGATTGCCTATACGGGCATGCGCAAAGGTGAACTATTGACACTGCAATGGTCTGACCTAGACTCTGAAAATCGTGCCATATCAATCAAAAGAACTTTAGCCAAAGACAAAAATAAGAATTTGATTGCTCAAACACCAAAAACAAAAGCCAGCATTCGTACCATTCCAATTGATGAAGAGACCTATAAATTATTGAATCATTGGAAAGTTGAACAACGAAAGCGACTTTTAGCACTCGGATTTAATGCAAATAATAAAGATCAACTGATGTTCTCAAATGATGAAAATGGATTTTTGTATATGGACTATCCAAATTACTTTTTAAAAAATTTTTTAATCGAGAATGATTTACCCTATATGACTATTCATGGACTTCGGCATACTCATTGCTCTATCCTTTTTGAAGCAGGTGCCACTATCAAACAAGTACAAGTTAGACTCGGTCACAAAAATATTAAAACAACAATGGAGATATACGCACACGTTTCAAAAAATAAACAAAATGAGACTGCTGATATGTTCGCAAAATACCTCAAAATAAATTAA